GACGTCGAGCGGGCACCAGGCGAGCGGAATGCGCTCGAACATCCGGTCCAACCCCTGCGAACGGCCGGGAGTCGGGGACCTGTCGCGCTAGCATGCGTGACCGTTGCGACCTTGGCCGTCCTGCTGCTGACCTATTTAATCCACCAATCAAGGCGCCGCCCAGCAGGCAAGCAACGACGCGACCGGAGCAACCGATCGCGGATCCGCCTCGGGAGGTTGAAAGCCGCTCAACAAAGGCACATTGCGGAGCTTTCCCACAGTCGAACTGCCCATCGGGTTGAAGCTCATCGACTGTCGGTTCAGTGTAACAAAGAGCGCGCCGTTGGATAGCATCTCACCTCCAATTAGTCGGTTCGACACCAGGTCGGCTTGAGGCCAAAAATGAACGTCAGCTTGTGGATCAATGTCGACCGCCCACAATGCCCGGTGAAGCGCTAGTCATGCGATGAGGCCCCGCCGGAGGCCTAATAACTGCAAAACGAGAGCTGCCTCAAAGGGGTCAAAATAAGCCGGCGCCGCCCCGTGGGCGACACCGGCAAGGTTGCGGGCGGCAAATCCGCTATAGGGAGACATTACCAAGCCAGACTCTCCGAAGCAGCGTGCAGCGCCAGCAAATCCCGCTGGTAGCGCGCGACCAGTTTCGAATAGCTGTTGCTGCCGCTGACCTTGTAGTCGCGCACAGCAGCCCAATCGCCGGCGGCGGCAAGCTTGTGCAGCTCGTCAAAGCGCTTCTGGTAATGCGGGTTCGCCGCCGAGGTCACGACCGGGGCCTTGTCGGGCAGCTTGCCGGCAGCGATCACCGCGGGGCCAAGGGCGTAGCGCGACCGCGACGCCGTTCGCGGTTCGGTCGCTCGCGCGCGCCGAGGCTGATTGGCGCGCTTTGCATCGCGCTCGGCGTCGTAAGCCCGAATGTCACCTCCCTTGAACGTGCCGGTGCCGCCGGAGGGGTATTGCACGCGCCAATACTCGGCATCGAGCCGGGTGTGGATCGTTGCTTCGGACCACGATTTGGGCTTGTTGCGCACCATCACGCGGGTGCCATCGGGCCATTTGTTGTCCCGCTCGGGCGCGCCGGACGCCGGCACGCTCGAAGCTGTGGGCTCATTGCCAGTGGCAGCAGCGACCTCCTCAGCCCCGGCATTGGGTGGCGCATCGCTCGGATCCTCGTGGACCGAGAGGCGCGGGTTAGTGCTGTAGTGACCGTCCTCAGCCGCAGTCGCCGCCGTGGCGATCTCGGCTTCGACTTCACCAGTGGTCGGAACGGTCTTCCAGACGATCTCAAACCGCCCATCATCGCGGGGCCGAATGCCGTAATCGACCGCCGGCGCCTTGCCGTTGGCGATCATTTTCTCAGCGGCGCGCTTGGCGTTGTTGCGCGCCGTGAAGCTTGAAGCAGCGGTGTCCATCGGTTTCTCCCTATTGGAGACGACGACACACATGCTCGGCGTGCCACCGAAGTCCAGTGGTGGAGCGACCAATCCCTGTGTCATGTCGCGGTTAACGAAATGCGCGACGCCGGGCCTTTTTCAGCCCCGGCTGAATGGGATCGGGGAATGGGAATGATGCTCAGTGCGATAGGGCATGTTCCACATCAGCGTCGTATCAGGAAGGAGGCAGGGTCGTGCGCGTGTTGGTCAGGTTGTTGCAATCGAAGGCGCAGCCCGTGTGCTCGGCGATCAGCACAGCGTGGTCCATTTCTTGCCGTGCACGCGGATCAGCGTATCACCGCGACGGGAAGACTCCCTCGTCAGACCGCATTGGCTTCCTCGAACATCCGCCGGTGCAACGCGAAATCGATCGACCGGATTAGGCATTGCCATCCGGTTATAAACTCGGCGGAACCGCCAAGTTTAGGCAGGCCGTGAACAAACCAGGGTCGACGGAAACCCGCGTGCCAAAGACGTGCCAATATATACCGCCGGTTCCCCGCATCGAGGCAGCCGCGACGTCGACGGGCTTTTCGGCCGCGTTATTGGTCTTTGGCCCTCTCGTTCCTCGTCCGAGAGAAGTCAGCCACGCGATTGCCCCGGACAATGAGGTCCGCGCACCTCCCGGAAGCGGCATCAGGCATCACCTTGCTGTTCCTGGCGCTGCGCTTCTTCCTGGCGCTGCGCGCGCAGCGCTTCTTGCTGGTGCTGCCATTCCATGCTGCCCTTCGCGTAAACCGGCTCGGGCGGCTTGCGCGCCTCTGCCTTCTTCCGTTCCATTTCTTCGAATTGGCGCCGCTGCAGCTCAAAGATGCCGTAGCCTTCCATCTGATCCACTAGCAGCTCCGTAAAAGCCCAGACGAGCGCGTCGCATCTATCGGGCGAGAACCCGGCCTTCTTCCTATCGAAATCCGTCGTGAACGCGCACATCTGATCTTCCATCGTCGCGAACGTGCCGACGTGAAACACCCGACCCGGCTGCTGCTCGTAGAGTGCGGCGACGGGTTCCGCTCTGACGACTTTCCCGCGCGAGGCGTGCACGGCGGTATAAGGGACATTCGGATCAATCATTCGCAAAGTGGCCTCGACCATGTCGCCGCCGTTATTGACTTCGGCGACGATGCGGTCGGCCTTGTGCTGGCGATAGAGCGCAATCGCGAGCTGCGCCCATTCGGTCGGCGTGTAATGACCGGAACGGTCGGCGAGCACATAACCGCGCCCCCCACCGTCCTTGCCGGCGACGATGATCCCGGTTTCGTCCGCGTCCTCGCCCGAGGTCGTGGCCGGGTCGATTGCGACGACGATACGGACGAGATCGGGCACGCTTTTGTAGAGCGGCCAGCGCAACTCTTCGAGGCGGGTGCGATTCCACAATGCACCAGGTACATCGTCGAGCAGTTCGGCTTCGATCTCTTGCCGGCCAAGCCGTGTTCCTTCGTATTTCCTGATAATCTGCGCGAAGAACGCGTCCGCGAGGTTGGCGCGGTTCTCGTAGCTCGACCCGCGGGTGACGACCGTCGTGGGGTCGGCGATCAACTCGCGGATGATTTTGATCGGCTTCGGCGTCGTGGTGACGACGACGCGCGGATCAGGCCCAAGCCGCAGCCCGAACATCAGCATGTCCCACGCCTCTGGATACCGCCAGGAGGCTATTTCATCACACCACGCTGCGTCGTGTTGCGGCCCCCGCAGGCGCTCCGGCTCGTCGGCGCTGTAGGTTGTCGCAATGGCCCCGTTCGGCCAGGTCAGCCTGCGCTTTGTTGGCTCGTATTGCGGCCGCTGCTGCGGTGGCCCGATCGCCAGCAGGCCGCTCTCGCCTTCGACCATGACATCGCGGGCATCGGCTGCGGTCGGCGCGACCAGCGCGATCCGGCGGCGGCGGTGATGGATGACCTGGTCGCGAATACACTCCGCACCGCTGCGGGTCTTGCCAAAGCCGCGACCGGCCAGCAGCAGCCAGGTCCGCCAATCGCCTTTCGGCGCCTGTTGGTTGGGCCGCCCCCACCAGCCCCAATCGTGCTCGATCGCTTCGAGCTCGCGGTCACTCGTCCGTTTCAGGAACGCCGCCAGTTGTTCTGGCGGCAGCGATGCGAGCAATTCGGCGGGTGAGACGTTCTCTGACAGTGACAACTTCGACCTCGATCGGATCACCGTTCGCCGCACCGGTGTGTTTGTGGGTGCTGGTTTCGCTCCAGCCGCCGCGCGTCTTCATCCAGAAGATCGCGGCCGTGACGCGGGCGCGCTCGTCTTTGAATGCCGGTTTGCCGGTGCCGCCGCAAATTCCGTAGAACAGAAAGTCAGCGACCTTTGAGTTGGCCCTGGTGGCACCCGTGTCGAGCTCGGTACCGCAATGCTTGCGCAAGGTCGGCTTCGAGACGCCGAGCACGCGCGCAATGTCCGCTTCGGGGATGCCGTAGGCGGCCATCGTCTCGGCTTGCCGCCGCTGCGCGTCAGTAGGGGTCCAGACCGGTCGAGCCATTGGCTTGGCAGGCGACGGTAAAGGCCTAGCGTGCCCGCTGCGCGGCGACGTTGTCGAAGCTTCGACCGTCGCCGTCGAGCACCGCTTGCTGGCCAGTAAACTCCTGCCAGCGCTTCACCGCAACATCGACATAAGCCGGCGCGATCTCAATCGCGTGGCACACGCGGCCGGTCATCTCAGCCGCGATTATCGTCGTGCCCGAGCCGCTGAACGGCTCGTAGACGGCCTGCCCGGGCGACGCATTATTCTCGATCGGCCGGCGCATGCACTCGACCGGCTTTTGCGTGCCGTGGCCGGTTTCCGATTTCAAATTTTTGTCGATCTGCCACAACGTCGTCTGAGAATGGTCGCCGACCCAAGACGCGGTGCTACCCTTGCGCACCACGTACCAGCACGGCTCGTGCTTGCAGTGGTAATGGCCGCGGCCGATCGCGAAGTTGTTTTTGGCCCAAATGATTTGCGAGCGGGTCTCGAAGCCGCAGGCGGCTAAGCTGTCCTGCACGATGCCGGCCTTGGTCCCGGCGTGCCAAATATAGGCCACCGAGCCGGGGAACAGCGCCCAGGCCTCGCGCCAATCAGCCCGGTCGTCATTGACTACTTTGCCGACCGCCCTCGCCCCGATCGGCTTGATGACCGTGCCGGCCGCAATCCGCCGGGTCGTCCCATTGATCGATCGGCCGGCCTGATTGCGCCAAGCCGGGTCGTAATTAACGCCGTAGGGCGGGTCGGTGACCATAAGGTGCGGCGCGACGCCACCGAGCACGCGCGCAACGTCGGTCGCCACTGTGCTGTCGCCGCAGAGCAAGCGATGGCGGCCGAGCACCCATAAGTCGCCCGGCTCCGCGACCGGGTGCGCGGGAGGCTCCGGCGCATCGTCGGGATCGGTCCGACCTTGGGTCCTCTCGGCGAATAACTCGCCGAGTTCGAACTCGTCAAAGCCGGTGAGGCTGAGGTCAAACCCCGCTTCGCCCAGCTCGCCAATTTCGAGCGAGAGCATCTCGAGATCCCAGCCGGCGTTGAGCGCCAGCTTGTTGTCGGCGAGCACATAGGCGCGGCGCTGCGTCGGCGTGAGGTGCGCCAGGACGATGCACGGCACCTCGTCGAGGCCGAGCAAATGCGCGGCGAGCACCCGGCCGGCGCCGGCGATAATGCCGTCCTCTTCGTCGATCAGCACCGGGTTGGTGAAGCCAAATTCGCGGATCGAGGCGGCGATCTGCGCGACTTGCTGGTCGCTGTGCGTGCGCGCGTTTCTGGCGTAGGGGATCAGCGCCGCGCACCGGCGCCGAACAATCG